ATGTCATCGCTAACCACTCGATATGAGTGCGCCAAATACGGTCCCAATCCGCCTGCGCCACAACCGCAACAGCATCCGGTTTCACATCCGGTTTGGCCTCCGGTTTGAACTCCCCACGCAACGCCTTGCCGACCTCACCACGAAACCAACCCATATCCAGATTTCCGGGGTCCCACTTGCCCTGAGATTTACCGGCCCACTCCTTATGCCCGATCACCCGATCCGCCCCATAACCAAGCCGTTTCAGGATCGCCGCAACCGTGTCCCTCATCGCAATGATCTGCGGGTCGGGCCAACGCTCCCGCGTCTGCGTCGCCGGGGTGAGGGTGGTGTCCCGCGGCCACGCACACTCAATCCCAATCAAATGATGATTGCCCTTGTCGGTGGGGATACCGGGATAGGAACCTGAGCCTGCGTGCCAACACACCCCCGCCGCCACCACCGTCACCGTCCCGTCCTGGGCGATATGCAAATTCGACAGCGGACCTTTCAAATCGGGTCGGCCTTTGCGGATGGACTCGGCTGTCTCCCTGGCGTTCCCGGTGTGATGCACCATCACACCCCAAATATCCTTGAAGTCGCCGTGACCGTACTGCTGCCACGCATCCAACTCCCGTAGCTTCACAGTGCCGCGCAGCACATCCGCCAACCAAACAGGGTCTCCGGTCCATCCCACGGTTACGCCTCCTGGTATCGGTATCGGGATCGGTTTGGATTGCCTGGTGTGAACGTGGTCGCGGTGACCCGCGTAATCCCCTGCGTAATAGGGGGTGCCGCTTACGTCGTCACCACCCGCAACACCAACCCGTTGCCCGGTGTTCGGGTTCTCCCAAATCACCTGCTCTAGACCGTTTCTCACGGTCAACAGGTATTCGGCGAACCGTTGCATATCCGGCACCGACCCAACCCAGTCGATGCCCCGGTTTAACCGTTGCGGGTTCGCGGCGAAACCCTTTTCCGCCCTTTCGGATTCCTGATGCCCCGGATAGGTCGACGCTTTGAGATTGAACTTCGACGCCATCGACGTAACCCAGTCAGGGAAACCCGCGGACCCATAGGTGATGCTTGTACCGGGCGGTAACCCGTAACTCATGCCAGCGCCGGGGTGGTGTAGGTGTCGTTGTAGTACCGCCCACCCACGGTCTTGCACTGCTTAGTCCACTCGGCTTGGTCGATGGCGTCGACCTGCGCCCACGTGCGACCCGATTCGGTCAGGTCCTCAATGTATGCCCGCCGGAACAACTTTGACTGGTAGCCGACGTTACCGCCCGCCATCGAACCAATCAGGCCGCCCGCGTGGAGCATCGCAGTCAGCGCCAAAGCCGTTGCGCCAGACACGTTCACGGTGCCGGTGTTGCCGTCCACCGATGCGGAAACGAATACCTCTTCGCCGCCCTCTGGGAGTGTGGCGTCTTGCGACGGCATCCACGATGCGCGGGACCGGGTGAACTTCCCCGCCACCTTCGCCGCGGGGCTGGTCCCGCTGCTCGACGCCCCGATATCAACCAGGATTTGCGTGGAGGAACTGGGCGACGAGTTCAAGTAGTACGCAACAAGCCGGCCGGTGTTCTCACCCCACCGGGTGAAACGGACCCACGCCGAAACATAATAGGAGTTCGTCGGGTTCGCTACGAGGTGGTCGACGACGAGTTGCGGCGGGCGGACAGCGTACCCCTTGCCGGTGCCCAGGGCGGTCGTCGCCGACATCGTGCAGTGCAACCCGCCAAGGGACGACCGTTCCAGTGTGCCAACAGACCCGGTGATCGCCCCGCCGATCACAAACGTCGGCCGAAGGGTCGTCTCAGTGCCCGACCCAATCGCCCTGGCGCATTCCTTCCACGCGATGTTCGGGAAGGTGGCCCCGTTGGTCGGAACACCCTCGTCTGCAGGGTTCGCCGGATGCGTGAAATCCACCAGCGCCAGCGAACCCTCGGTCAGAATGGGGTCGTCGTAACGGTACCCCAGCGACGGATTAACAATGGGCACAACGATTCTGGAACCGGTCATTTTAGAGTGTCCATCCTAACGAGTCGAGTTTCGGCTTAATGATGTTCTGCGCCAACAATGCTCCCGCGGCGGCGGAGAAATGTGTGCCGCTGCCGTCCATCACGGACAGTGGCACCCCACCAACAGCCATCGCCGCGAGGTCCCCCGCCGTCGGTGTGATCCCCAGGTCGTAAATCACCTTCTGCGACATGTACGTTTGCGCGGTGTACGTGGTGCCACTGATTGTCCAGGTGCAGAAGCGGTTACCGAACGCCTCCCGCAGATAGTTGTTGATCCGCTGGAAGTCGTTGTAAATCGCGGTCCCAGCCCCGTCGGTGGTGCCCACCGTGCCCAACACCAAAAACTCTTTGTGCAGCGGGCGCATCCGGGCCACCATCGCCTTGTGTGCGTCCACCACCCGCTTGGGTAGATCCGCCGCCGCGGGCATGACGTACTGATCATTGCGCCCAGCACAAAAGATCTGCGGCGAATCCTGGTACGTCGCAGCCGAATCGGGCACGAACGGCACCGCACCGGCCACCGCCGTCACACTGCCCGAACCGGTGCGGGTGAATTGCATCGTGGTCCAGTCGTCACCGATGGCCTTGGTGAGCGTCCCCGCGATCCCGGCGATAGTCCCGACCGACGTGAACTGGACCGACTCGGTCGAGAGGTAGGTGTTAGCACTGGACACTGCCACCGAACCTGATGCGGGGATGCTCCCACCGGTGACGGTGACGGTCAGCACCAGCCCGCCCTGCCGGATCGCGACCTCCTCGGAGGTGTGACCGGACACCCCGGCGTTGGTGACCGAGGCGGCGATGAGCGGGTCCAGGCCCTCGGTCCACCCGCCGTCCTTGGTGAGGCTGTCACCGAGGCCCACGAACACCGTGCGGTCAGGGACGGCTGGGATGACACCCGTTGTCGGGGTCCACGCCTTGCGCCCACCGCTGGTGTCGAACAGCACCGCCCCGGAGGTGTGAATCGTCGCATTGGACGGGCTGCCGCTGTCAGTGACCAGCGTGCGCGCCCCGGTGGTGTGGTCGCACACGTAAAGCTTGGTGCCCGAAACCTCAGGCAGAAGAACGTCCGTTGGCCCCTGCACCGGGAATGCCCCGACGAGGGTGCCGTCCTCGGTGATCCCGATCGCCTCCTGGCCGGCCGCGTTGCCCACGGACAGCGCACGATCGACGAACGTCGCCGGCTGAATCAGGCCGTTACGAACCACCTCTTGCAGCTTGGCCGCCGGGATGCCGTCATCGGCAATCGATGCGTCGATATCCAGCAGCGGCAGCTCGGTAGTGCCGTCGGCCCATACCCGAAACGCCGATTGCTGAGCCTCATTCTCGATGGAGAACAGCACCTCGGGGGTTGTGATGACCCGCAACAGCCGCGGGTTGTCCGAATCAGCCAGAGCCGCGTCCACGGCATCGGCAGCCGCAGCGACCACCGTCGGGGCGGCAGCAACCTCAGCCACAACCAGCCCCGGAATATCCGCGTCGGTGACAGCATCATCAATCAACCCAGGGGCGGCCGCGGCAACCTCAGCCTCAACCGCCGGGGGCACCACGTTACTAACCTCAGTCTCAACGAGCCCCGGAATACCAACCTCGGTAATCGCGGCATCAACCGCGGGGCCGACAGCCGCATCAACCGCGGGGCCGACAGCCGCATCAACCGCGGGGCCGACAGCGTCATCGACAACCCCGCCGATCTCTACCGGGTCGGCAATGTCCTCCCCCGCGAACCCGAACACCAACGAGGTTCCATCCAACCGAACGGAACCGGGGGCGATACGTGTAACAACCCCGGACGGTGTGCCGGTCGGCTGCAACACCTCCGCAAGATTGATCGTCACGTCATCAGGCGGGGCCTCAAAATACCCGCCCTGCAACCGCACCTTCTCCCCAGCTGGGGTGCGGACGTTGAACTCCACCAGATACGGCAGGGAATCCCGGCCCAACACAGGATCGTTAGCGGGTAACCGCACACCAACCGACCCGCCAGGCCCCGACTTCAACTGCCCGTCAGAGTCGATGTAACCAGTGATCGGAAGCACCTTGATACCCGCGGGGCGTGGAGAGAACCCAGGCGCAAGGAACGGCCTGTGGTCACCCTTGGGCAACACAGGTGTAAAGACCACGGTGCCTTGCAAACCGACCTCGTCGGCTTCAACCCCCTCGTCGACACCGTCGCTGACGATGCCCAACAGGTCAAACTCAACACTGCACTTGATGACGCTCATGACACCTCAATTGCGTTGTCAGGGTGCGCAACGTTGTACTCCGCAACGGTTTGCGCTTCGACGGTCACGAGATCGGACACAACAACATCGGTCAGTTGGGCGTTCACCAACTGCCGTGTCTGCGTGTTCTGCAAGGCAACCTGTTTCACCACCACGTCCGCGGGTTTCTGCGCTGTCAACGTGCACAGCCACCCGGCGTTAGCGTGGTCGTCGAACAACGCCGCGAAGTCGTTGTGGTCCCACAGGCGGTACACCGTTGCGGTGCGCTGAATCACCATCGGCATTAGGTCAATTCCCTCTAATAGTCGTCCGCTGAAAACACCGCGATAGTCCCCGGTGACGTTTGCCCGAACAAACCGCGGGAATTGGAGAACATCTCAAACCCCACCCGGCGATGGTCGGAATCCACCTCGGCGGCTGAACAGTCCCGCGAATCAACAACGATGCCGTTGCGTTTCGCGTAGATCGTGGACCCGGAAATGTAGATTTTCCACACATCCCCGTCCTGCGTTGCCGTCCCGACAGCGGCAGCGAAATGCGTGACCGTCCCACCAACCCGATACCCCAACCGCACACTGTTGTCGGTGATCGTGGCGAACGTGTACTCGTCTCCGTCTTCGTTGCACCGCAACAACACCCGAAGATGGGACTGCCCGGTACCAGGTGCCGGGGCCTGAACCCGCAACGGCATCACAATGGTTGCGATCTGGTCATCTGTGTTCGTGGTGGTGTCGTTGTACACACACCTACCGGTCCTCGCGGCGACACCGAAACCGTCCCACCAACAACTACCGTTGCCGTCCTGCTGCACCTCACCGCCAGCTAAACCACCAACAGAGTCGAAGTAAGACACATCCCACACCGCTGGAAGATCCCCCGCCGACCCGTCGAACAGCTCCACAATCAGTTGGTTAGACACTGCGAGTTGAGCGTTGGCGTAGTCGGCGGAGTCCTTCGCGGCAATCAGATCGCGCCACTTGCCGTTGAAGTTCGACGCCACAGCAACAAAGGTGTCTTCGACGTTCTCAAACGTCTCTTCGAAGTCCTCGAAAGCTTCCTGCAACAACGCTTCTAACAGTGCGGTGATGAACGGTTTACCCTGCGCAAGCCCTTGGAACATCCCACCTAAAAAGCCGTCACCCCAACGATCATGTTCGGCGTCAGATAGTTCAGTGGTCCAGTCCTCCGCTGTTTTCGCGGCGAAAGCTGCAAGGGAGGAGTAGTTAGCGGATTCGGGGGGTAGGTCACCCTCATAGAGGGTGTCTTGTCCGACTGTGCTCACGGTTTACCTTTCAGCGCCGATAGCACGACTTCCCGCTGATGGAACGTGAGATTGTTCGCGACTTTCCCGGCGGGGGTTTCCGGCAGCGGTTCACCATTCACCAACGCTTCCAACGCTTTCGCCAGCTCCGCACGCTGCTGCAAAGACATCTTCGCTACAGCGGCTTTCGCTTCGTCGTCCTCCGACAGCTTCGGTGCCGTGCCGGCTTTCACCCACCGCCCCGGTGACGTCAACCAATTCGGTTCCGTCGCAGACGGTCGCACCCACTCCAACGTCGGTTCTTCCGTTGGGCGTGCCCCCAGGTCCCACAACCGTTTTGAGATCTCCCGGTAATACGACACCGGCATAATCAGCGGGGCGCCACGAACGTGCGGCAGGGCGGCGAACATCCACAGAAACGCCTCTTCCGGCACCGTGGGGTCGCAGTTCTCCCGCGTGGGAAACTCACCAGCAATCACCTACCAGACCCCCAAATCGCGTAGTGAGGCAACCATTCCCTCAATTTTTCCCCACGCCCTCTGGGCGGGGTCCTGAAGATTTCTCGGGTCTCCGATGGTGGGCACCCACTCCGGGTAGGTGTCCGAATCCCATTTCAGCTCAATTTTGCGTGCCCGGTCCACCCAAATTTGCCCAGTCGGATCGTTGTCAAGGGAGAACCCGATACGGTCGTCCAACCACCAATGCCCGAACGGCGGGGGGCCGACCAGGAACGGGGTTGCGTCGATCACCGACATCTCGTTAGCCAGAACCGTTTTCGTGGCCCAGAACCCTGCCCGTTTCACCATGAGCGCGGCGATGGTGTACGCCTTCGCCGGGGAACCGATGTCCTGGAAATACTCGAAGTACCTTGACCAGCCGGCGTTCTGCGCCCGCTGAATCGACTTGGTCGACTCCCACGCCAGAATGGTGTCCTCGTACATCGGGGCTAGCAGGGAATCGATTGAGCCACCCAATGATCCGATGAGGACCACGTTCCCGATGATGTCCCCGATGGCCTGGATCGTGGCTGAGATGGCCTCGTTCACACCGGGCATCGAGTGCCCGCCTATGTTGACCTGCACCGCTTTTGATGGGGCGTTGATGAACCGGGACATCTCAATCCCCGAACCCTCACCCGTCCGATACACAACGTAGGGCCACTCTTTTTTCGTCAGGTACAGGCCGGGGATGAAATACTCCTCGGGGGCTTCGGTGTCCGTCAACAAGTCAAGACTTGAGTCGATGAAGTCCTCGGAGAACTCCGCAACCGTCCGGGCTAACCCGTCGAAAATTGTTCCGCCCTGCGACGTTCCGAGATGCACACCCGATTTGTCCTCAATCGACACCACCAGGGTTCCGGACCGAAGGTTGGCGCCCTCCCACGGCTCCGGGTCACCCAACTCCGGTAGGTACCGTTCGCACACCACCGACAGCTCAGAATCCTCTAACAGGACCTTGGAGATGTCGTGGAAGTTCGACCACCTTGAGGAGACGACACCCCACACCACACCGGAGTCCGCGGCCTCCAAAAAGCTGATTGGTTTAACGACAACCGGCCAATTCGATTGATCAAAGGTGTCGTCCCACTGCGTGATATCCAGCGGGTCATCGGGGATCGTGATGAGCGGGTTGTGTTCCCGAATCAACTGGCAATGCAACGTAGTGAGCAGAATCCACGTCACCGGGCCTGCCAGCAGCCACGCACGCGGTATCTGCACAGCCGGCCCAAGAAAGGGGTTAGACCACACGGAGTAGAACTTGAGGTTTTCGTAATCGTGGGCGAAGTCCATCACCAAGACTTCGTCGCCGTCCTCACGGGACTCCACCACCGCCTTGTCCAAACGGCCTGCCCACCGGGCACCGCAATACTGCACAACGATGTGAACCCCGCGTCCCTCACCGCGCTCAATCCGGCCTGCGGAGTCATGCACCCACAGGGCGGCCGGATGATCGAACGGGATCTCAATGGAACCGGGGCCGGTGTCGTTCGACACCCACGCAAACGACGCCAAATCCTCAATGCCTGAAATGACATGCTGTAGATGCCATTCCGCATCAAACAGAAGCCCGTCGACAGGTTCGCGGCGTACCCGTTCGCGGGCCCGCTCATGTTCGTTGGTGAGGCGAAGTATCTCCTCGCACTGCTCATCCAACGACAGGGTGAGGTCAAGCACGGAGCTCTAACCCCCACGGTCGCGGCCAACGCCTCGGTTGGATCAGCTGGATTTTCGCCCCACCATCCGGGGGTTCGCAATACACCGGCAGGGTTTGCCGTTGCGTGTACGGAGGAATCTCATACTTGAAGAACTGGGCGCCGAACCTAGCCAGCATGTTCGTATCGTGTGCGGTGGACGCCATCAGCTTCGACTTATCCAACTCGATGCGCATACCACCATCCGACGGGGTGACCTCCGGGCACGCGATGAACCGTTGGGAGTGCCGGCCACCCGGCCGGCGGTTACCCTTCGGCCCCACCCACGAAAAATCAGGGACAGTCCACAAACCCAAGGTGGCAACCCACGTGTGAAGCATCGGCCGCGGTGTCGGATTCTCCACCGTGATTTCTTTCCACCCGTCCTCAGACCAAATCATCTCAGACACAACAGGGTCGGAGTACCAGTCCGGGTTACCCGAACGCAGCTTCAAAATCGGGTTAAAAAACTGATCCTTGATCGGAGACTGCTTCGGGGAGAAATCCGGTTCCTCATACTGCACAATGTCAAGGTCGCGCCACCCAGACATATCGGTGGTGATCCGCAACCGTGCGTACTTCGCCTCCAAATCCCACGGGTCCAGCTCGTAACCGATGGCCTGCACCAAATACGACTCGTTCTCCTCCGCAGTGTGAGTCCTGGTCTCTTTACACTGAAACCCCAAATCCATATCCCTAGCAAGGATTTTCCGGTTCCGCGGCTTCGACCCAATCGTCCTAGCACCGGACTTCCAGGTTTGCTTCTCAGGGGAGTCGTAGATCCCCGCCACCTGACCCTCACCTAGAGTCACACCGCGGTCACCGGCACCAGGACCGTACACACACAGGTACTCGCCGTTCTGCCCGAACACCTCAATTTTGGTGGTGTCGCGGATCATGGGCGGCCTGCGTACTGCATCATGTCCCGGCGCTTAACCTTGTCCAGTTGCCTTATCGCGTCCTGCATGTCCTGCGTGTACAGGTTCCCCACCAACGGCTGAACCTGCGCAGGGGTCGACGACGACGCGGCGATAGCGTCCCACTGTTGCGGTGTGAGAACAGGTTCCGGCCGCCGCGTCATATTGACACCCACCTGACCCGGTTGGAGCATGCCGCCCTGATCGAACTTGAACAGGTTGTTAAGGACGTCACCGGGGCCGGGGGGCTGACCACCCTGACCGCCATGCGGCTGCCCCTCCGGTGGTGTGGTGGTGGTTTGCGCCATCCCCGGCAACTGATTCGGCTGCACCGGGGCCGCAGCCTCCGAAGTCGGCTGCCTAAACCTTTGATTGATAGCGTCGGCACCCATCTTCTCAAGGGTTCCGGTCAACGCCTGCTGCACACCTAACTGCGGGGCGAACGCGGTATAGTCGTAACCAAGCCAGCGGGGGGCGCCGAACGGCATCATCTGTTCCATCAGCGCATCCGCACCGATACCGGCCATCTGGAAGCCGTACGACGAAATACGTTTCAGTGTTTTCCCGGCCAGCTCGATCCCATACGAGGCGGCGGCACCGGCGGCAGGTCCAGCGGCGGCACCGGCGCCCATTGTGCCGCCGGCGATGGCCGCTGACACCGCGGTCTGAGCGAGATTCGTTCCGGTGTCGATGATCCCGCCGACGATGTCGTTACCCATGCCGATGGTTTTCGCCAGCGTGCTGGTGCCGGCTACCCCGGTGTTACCGGCCGATTGGGGGACGAATCCCATAGAGCGCAGGAAATCACCCCCATAGTCGGGGGTCGACGGCTGCCCCGCCGGTCCGGGTGCTGCACCGGAACCGCTATGCAACAACGATCCGGGGTCAATACCCTGATCAGCTAGCTTCTGCTGCTGATCCGGGTTTAGCACCAGCTCGTCTTTACCGGTTTCGTTGCGCACCAACGTGTAACCGGGCTTCAAAACCCCGCCGTTGTCATACAACCCGGAAAGGCGTTTCAGCAGATCCGAGCCCGACTGGCTACCACCCATCACCGCGTCGCCGGGGGTGACACCACCACCAATCGCACCGGACGGGGGTTGCATCTTCGTATAGATATGGACGTGGTCCATGTGGTTTTGGGTGGCATCGCCACGGTTTTCCATGCCGGAAGGCATCTGTCCGGGCTTCCAGTTCTGTTGCTGCCACATCGCATACTCGACCATGCCACTAGACAGGGCGTATTGGGTGATGCGGTCGCCCAACGCTTTACCCTCAGGTGTCCCTACCAGGGAGGGGGGGATCATCACATCTAGGGCACGCCCGGACGGGTGATCTGGGTACGGGTCGTTAGGCCGGTACCCGCCGATGTCGGTGATCTCGGGGAACATCGACGCTATCGCGTCTTTCAGGCTGATTGCGTTCTGCTTCAACCCCTCATTGCTGCCCACCACCGGGGCCAATCCCCGCCGTTCACGGGAAGCGTTCGGCGGGGGGCCGGCCGCAGCCGGATTCGGGTTCCCAAAGCCCAGCAGGTTTTGTTGCCAACCCCGCAGGATGTTCGCCTCATTGCTGAGGTCGCCCATGCCGGGAATCTTGTCTAGGAACTCATTCGCTGACGCCATCGCCCCGAAGATGTTCCCCAAACCGGTGGCAAGGAGCTTGATGTCGTCCATGAACGACTTGATGGCATCCCTACCAGCCTTGAAAGCGTTCTCTATCGACTGCCCAATGGTTTTGAAGGTGTTCTGAATCTGCGGGCCGTTGCTCTTAACCCACGAATCAACATCGTTGAGCCTGTCGGTGATCGTTTGGATTGAGTCGGCCATGTTGTCGGTCGCATCGGTGGAATCCCCACCAAACACAGCGGTGAGGAAGTTCGCACCAACACGGGCAACCGCCGACTTCATGTTGTCGATCGACCCTTGCAGGCTGTTCCCCAACGCCTTCGCCATACCGGGGGCGTGATCCTCAATGGACTTTTGCAGCATGTCCATGGTGATCTCACCATCGGACTGCATCTTGTCGAACTGCTGCGCGGTCAGGTTGTACGACTGCTGAATCCACGACCTAGCCGGCAACCCGGCCTCCATCAACTGCATCATCTCTTCACCCTTTAGGGCGCCTTTGTTGATGACTTGGTTGAATATCAATCCCATGCGCTCGATGTCGACGCCAGCGAATCCAGCGGCATCAGCAATTGCGCCCATATACCGTTGGATGTCTTCGACACCTGAGCCGATGGCGTTAACGGCGGTCCCGAAAGCCTGATCCAACGCGAACGGTGTCCCCGTAACCGAGTCGGTCACCGTCTTAACGATGGCCTCAATCTCAGAGGTGGACTTACCCAACCCTTTTAGCTTGAACTTGGCCTTATCAATCGACAGCAGCCGGTCAAACCCCTTGTTGAGGGCGATACCGAGCCCACCGATGACCGACCCAACACCAACGGTCGCGGCGCCCGTCAACCCAATCATCATGGACTTACCCGCAGCCGCACCAACGTTCCGCAGCGCGTTACCGTTACCCAGCTGCGACTTCCAGTTGCTCAGCAGCTTCCCAACACCGAAACTCGTTGCCCCATCGTTGAAACCTTGGGCGAACTTCGTCCCGGCCTCCTGGGCTTTCATGTTGCCCACAACACCCTTGCCGATGAGCTGCCCGATACGGGCACCAACCCTGTCCAGTTTCGTGTTGGGGATACCGGCCATCAAATCTTTGTCCGGGGTCCACCCGTCCCGCATCGCCTTAGAAGCGGTCTTCGCCAACCGGTTACCGACATCCTTACCGGTAATGTCGGCCTGCTTGGAAACCCCGGTGAACGCCGCCTTAATCCCCGCTTCGAGCTTCGTCGTCTCAGGGACAAGAGAGACGTAGGCGGTCGCCAACTCAATAGCCATGAGCTAAACCGCCTTTCGTTTAATTCTGCTGCGCCGCGCTAACAGCTCGTCAGATGTTTTCGGCCCGTTCTTCGGGGCCTCTTTGGGTCGTTTGATCGGCTTCGGCTTTGGCGCCGACTTGTTACCGCCCCGCTGCCAGTTCGCCCACTGAACCGTGTTCAAAATCGCGGACAGAAAATCCATGTCCGGAGTCCACCACCACGACTTGGGGAACCGCGCCCGATACAACGCGCACTCCTGCGTCGCAGGTAGATGGTTGATGAAGTCCCGTAGATCAACCCACGTAAACACTTCGCCTAAGTCACTGAGCCGGAACGCTGTCCGGGTCATAAGGTCATAGTTGATGGCCCCGCCATGCTCGTCTAAGAGCTGGGCGAGGCTGCCTATTCCCCCAGTGTCATCGCGGAGCCTTCGAGGATTCTCTTCTCGATCTGCTCCAACTCAAACAGGGTCAACCCTTCCAGCACCGTGAACACTTCCGGCTCTACCAAAGGTTTGACGGTCGCCAAAACCATTGCGATGGCGCGTTCTCGGGGGAGTAACGGTGTTCCGTCGTCGTGCTTCATGTCCCCGACCGCCATCACGTCGGCGTTGATCTGTGAGAACTGATCCGGCGGGATGGTGTCGAGTCGCGGAACGGTGAATGTCACAGGGGTCATGCCCTTGACGGGTTTTCCGTCCTCGTCGAACGCGTACACACCGGCAGCGTCGACAGGAAGAGTGATTTCGATCTTCGTGGTTTTGTTGTTGGCACCGATGATCGGTTTAGCCATTATGGGACAGCCTTTCAACTTTTTTTTGGGGGACGGACAGAAACTCAGGGGCTTCCCGCCGGGTGGTGAGGCCGTCCCAGACCACCACCCGGCGGAAAGGGATCAGCTACGACCCAGGGGCGTAGTCGAAATAGGTGACAACCGCGTTATCCGCGTTGTCAGGCTTGAACACATCCACGGTGATCTCGTAGCGGGTCAAATCACTGTGGACGTACACCACATCCCCCAGCTCGGTCACCTGACCCTCACGGATCACGATGCGGCCGGCACGGTCACCGTCAATGAAGTCGATCACGAACGAGCAGCGTTCCAGCATGAGCCGGGAATGCTCCACGGTGAGGGTGTCGCCGTCCTCGGTGACGTTGTCCTCCCCGTACACCGTCTTGAGTACGGCGGCAGAGGATTCCAGCAGGGTCAGTTTGATTGTTTCGGTGTAGTTGTCCTGAGTGACCTTGACAACCTCACCGCTCCACGCGCGGTGCTTAGTGGTCTCACGGGAGATGCTGTTGGTGACACCATCCTCAGACACCCACCCCAAATCTTCGGCGTCCTCGTCAAGTTCAGCGGTCGCAGAAGTCGGCAGGGAGGTACCGAGGGGAAGCCGGTAAACGGCAGCCCCATCGGCGGGAATAGTAGCGGCCCAGATGTTTCCGGAATCGGCCATGACAGTTTTGCCTTTCAGGCGTTTACTGGGACGGCCTGAACGGGTTGTTATGAAGTTATGTATTCAGTTGTGTCAGTTCGCTTTAACCAGGAGCTCACCGGTGAACTGCCACCGCTCAAACTCCACAATCTCGGGGTTGGGGTAGTCCGCGGGACCGGAAGTTTCCTGCCACGCCCGAACGAACATCTCCACGTCATCGGAAGCCACGGTGGTGCCCCCGGCGTTACGTAGCGCGGTTCTAGCGGTGTTGCACATCGCCTCAACCTGACTCACGTCTTTGGCGTAACACTCCACCAGAATCCGGGCACCGTCCGTGGCAATGTTGTCCAACGCACCGCCGGTACGGGTCACACGAACAAACCTGTCCGGTCGTTGCCGCGCCGGGAGCTTCGCCGACACAAACGCGTACTCCCCGAACGCCTCATCGAGCACCGTGATAGCTGCTAGCAGAGCCGGTTTCGGTGTCGGCCACACAATCACGCTTGGCCCAACGCTCGCAGCAACGTGTTACGCACCGCGTTTGACCTCTTGGCGTGGTCCGATGAGGTGAACACACGCACCGCCCACCGACCAGACGGTTTCTTACGGCCCTGCGACGACGACATGCGGTACCCGACACCCTCGGGCAGGGTTGCGTTAGCCGCATCAACGACCAACTCACCTTTGCCCTCAAGGA